CTTGACTTGGAATCTTTACAGATCCGTTCTATCTAGCGCAAGCTGGATTAGGACAGGTTTGTTTAGATTACATGAAAGAGTTTGAGTATAGTAGACTTTTAGATATCTGAGTAAGGATATTTAAGTATCAAGATTTGGTACTTAAATGTTCCTTATTCGGATCTGCTGGTCTATTGAACTCATGAAAAGTAGGTAAACTTTTCCAATGGGAGTATAGTAATTGTTTTACTATACCGGAAAATGAACGTCTTGGAATCTTTAATAAAGATTCAAGACCCATTTACCGTCCCGTTGGTCAGTTATCTACTAAGGTGGAAGCAGCAGGAAAAATCAGAGTATTTGCAATGGTCGATATATGAACTCAATCATTATTGAAACCATTACATTTAATGCTGACAGATTTCCTGAAATCATTACCGAATGATGGGACTAAAGATCAGATCAGTTCTTGAAAAAGAGCTGCTCAAAAATCTAAAGTTGGTTTCTCATTTGGTTATGATTTATCTTCTGCTACTGACCGATTACCAATTTTCTTACAAGAAGCAATCCTTTCTCCAATTATTGGGGAAAGGGGAGCTGAATTGTGAAGAAAATTGTTGATCGAACGTTATTACGTTCTAAACTTAAATAAAGAACAAATTGCTCAAGGGGATTTCCATCCTGTATTAAAATATGCAGTTGGTCAACCCATGGGTGCTTTGTCTTCATTTAATATGTTAGCCGTAACTCATCACTTTATTGTTCAATTAGCTTATCAACGAACTTTACCTTTTTATAAAAGAACTAATATTCTTTTACATTTTGGTGAGTTCAAATGATTTGATAATTATGAAATAACAGGTGATGATTTAGTATTGTTTGATCAACAGGTGGCTACCGAGTATCTGAAAATAATGTCAGATATCGGAGTCCCTATTAACCAAACTAAAAGTGTAATTGCAAGTAAACCTTGTGTGGAATACTTAAAAGTTACAACTTTAAATACTGAAAACGTTTCCGCTCTATCATGACGAATGTTAGTGTCTAATAATTCATTTATGGGCCGTATTAACACTGTATATACTCTATTAGATAGAGATTATATAGGTAATGGCGGTATCATAAATTGATTACGAGACACTACTTGTCAAAACTTTAATAAAGGTAATATTAATTTAACTTTATTTTCAGTTTTAACAAAATTCTGAAATGATGGAAAGGTGTCCTTAGCACAAGTCTTCGAGAGTATTGTGGACCGAAATGATCCTTCCAAATCTCTTAAGTCCAATATTATTAAAGGAG